CGACCGCAAAAGTTTGTTAGCGGTAGAAAATTCGAAAGGTTCGCTTCGCAATGAAAGTTGAGACAGCCGCCATGGCAACGGCCACCCACGGCGCCGCGACTATGGCGAAGCTGCTGGATTTATCACCGCGCCGCGTTCAGCAACTCGTCAAAGATGGCGTCATCCCGAAGATGGAGCGAGGCCGCTACGAACTGGTCCCGGTGGTGCGCGCTTATATTCATTATTTGCGGGAGCGCAATATCCAGGCCGGCGTGGTCAGCCTGGAAGAAGTACGCACAAGAAAGATCAAGGCCGAGGCCGAATTGGCAGAAATCGATTTGGCCCATCAGCGTGGCGAGACTATCAACGTCGACGCTGCGGCCATTGTCTGGGGCGAAGTTTTGAGCGTCGCAAAAGGCCGCCTGCTTTCGATACCGGCCAAGCTGGCGCCCATCGTCGCCGTCGAAGATGCGCCGGCAATCTGCAAGGCGCTGATTGAAGAACAGGTTTTTGAGGTGCTAGATGAGCTTGCCGATGACATTTCCGTCTGGGCAGAGGACGCAGGCAGCGGCGTTGATGCGGACGGCAGCGACGGCACTGAAGCCGCCGCCGAAACTGACGACGAGCGAATGGGCAGACAGCCGCCGGAAGTTGTCGCCTGAAGCATCTGCCGAACCTGGCCGCTGGTACACGGCACGGGCTGAATATATGCGCGGCGTCATGGATGCGGTTAGTGATCCAGCGGTGCGCCAGGTTGTTGTTATGTCGGCGGCCCAGGTGGGCAAGACCGAGGTTTTGTTAAATGTGATCGGCTACCATATCGACCAAGACCCGGCGCCGATGTTGATCGTACAGCCGACCTTGTCGATGGCGCAGGCGTTCTCGAAGGATCGGCTGGCTCCGATGGTGCGCGATACGGGCGCGCTGAAGGGCAAAATTAGACATCCGCGCGCACGCGATAGCGGCAACACCACGTTGCACAAGGTTTTTCCTGGCGGCCATGTGACCATCGCGGGCGCGAACAGCGCCGCCGGCCTTGCCAGCCGCCCGGTGCGGATCGTGTTGTGTGATGAGGTCGACAGGTATCCGTCGAGTGCCGGCACAGAGGGCGACCCGGTACGCCTGGCGGAAAAGCGGGCGTCGACGTTTTGGAATTCGAAGATCGTGACGGTCAGCACGCCGACGGTCAAAAACGCCAGCCGCATCGAGGCGGAATACTTGGGCAGCGACCAGCGGGAATTCTGGGTGCCATGTGCGCATTGCGGCGAGCCGCAAGTCATGCGCTGGGCAAGCGTGCAATGGCAATCGGATCAGCCGGAAACGGCGGTTTATGTCTGCGAGCATTGCGGCGTGGCCTGGTCGGACGCGGATCGGTTGCGCGCGATCAAGCGGGGCGAGTGGCGCGCAAGCGCAGAGTTCAAGGGCGTCGCTGGTTTTCGGCTGTCAGGGTTGGCATCGCCCTGGTTGCCAATCACGGAAGCGGCGCGCGATTTTCTGGAAGCAAAGAAGCTACCGGAAACCCTGCGTGTCTGGGTCAATACATATCTGGGCGAGACGTGGGAAGAAAGCGGCGATGGCGTCGATGATATAGGCATCGCCGACCGGCGCGAGGAATATGAAGGCTGCCCCGACGGCGTGGTGCTAATCACTGCCGGCGTCGATGTGCAGGACGACCGTCTGGAGGTCGAATTGGTCGGCTGGGGCAGGGATGAGGAGAGTTGGAGCGTCGATTATCGCACAATATACGGCGACCCGGCCTCTCCTGGCGTCTGGGGCAGGCTGGACGCCTATCTCGGCGAAACGTGGGCACACCCGCGCGGGATCGATATGCCCGTCAGAGCGGCTTGTGTGGACTCTGGGGGGCATCATACGCAGGCGGTCTATACTTTCTGCAAACCGCGCGAGGGACGCCGGATTTTCGCAATCAAGGGTGTCGGTGGCGAGGGGCGCGCGTTGCTGGGGCGTGCGACGGTTAACAACATCGGGAAGGTCAAATTGTTCCCGGTCGGTGTCGATAGCGCCAAAGAATTGATATACGCGCGCCTGAAAATAACAGACCCAGGACCGGGCTATTGCCATTTCCCGGCGCGTTACGACGACGAGTATTTCCGCCAGTTGACGGCAGAGCAAATTGTTACCCGTTTTTCGAAGGGTTTCCGCAAGCGGGAATGGAAGAAAACCCGCCCGCGAAACGAGGCGCTTGACTGCCGGGTCTATGCCCTGGCGGCTTATGCGCTGCTAAACGCTCGAATAAATACCATCGCGGACAGGTTCGCCCGTCCGCGCGAGGAACAGAAAACAGCACCGCAGACGCCTATCCATGCGCAGCAACGCCAGCCACGGCGCGCGCAAAAAGGCGGTTTCGCAAACTCTTGGAGGTGATCGAATGGCCAATGCTTTCGACACAGATACATCAGCGACGACGGAGCCTGGCAAGATTATCGCCGGCGATACGCTGATTTGGCGCCGTTCTGATCTCAACTCGGATTATGCTAACAGCACGCACACGCTGTCTTACAAAGCACGGCTCGAAGGCACGGGCGCCACCGTCATAACGATAACGGCGTCGGCGTCGGGTGACGATTATCTGGTTAGCGTGGCCGCCGGCACGACTGCCAGCTATGCGACTGGCGTCTACCGCTGGCAGGCATACATCACGCGCACCAGCGATAGCGCCCGCGTTACTGTCGACAGCGGCACCTTCGAGGTTCTGGCGAACAGGTCTGCCAGCACCGCCGACCCCCGCAGCCACGCAAAGACGATGCTGGACAAAATCGAAAGCGTCTTATCGGGCCGCGCGGACGGCGACGTCGCCAGTTATTCGATCAATGGGCGGTCGCTGACGAAATTGCCGATCGATGATTTGATGACCTGGCGGGATCGATACCGCGCTGAATATCTGCGCGAGGTGCGCGCGGAGCGGCGCGATAATGGGCAGGGCACAGGCTCGACCGTGCTGGCGAGGTTCTGATGGCATTTTTTGATATGTTCAAACGCAAAGCGGCGGCGGCGCCTCGGCGTCGAAGCTATGCCGGGGCGAATACCGGGCGCCTGTTCGCTGATTTCTTGTCCTCGACGCGGTCGTCTGATAGCGAGTTAAGGCCGGCGCTGCGCATAATACGAAATCGCTGCCGCGAACTGGCGCGAAACGACGAATATGTGCGCCGCTATTTGGGACTGTTGAAGACTAACGTGGTCGGCCCCACCGGCGTCAATTTGCAGGCGAAGGCGCGAAACGCGGATGGCGGTCTGGATGCTCCCGGCAATAAAATCGTAGAGGCCGCATGGTCAACGTGGGCACGGCGCGGAAACTGCACGGCTGACGGGCGGTTATCGTTCACCGACGCGCAAAGGCTTTTCATTGAGGCGCTGGCGCGTGACGGTGAGGTGCTGGTGCGGTTTGTGGCGGGTTTCTCAAACCGCGACACCTTCGCCATTGAATTCATAGAATCCGACCTTCTCGATGAGGAACTAAACACGACGGCAGAAAACGGGAACAGAATTAGAATGGGCGTCGAAGTCGATGCCTTCGGGGCCTCGGTGGCCTACCATTTACTGCGCGAGCATCCTGGCGATCAAGAATTGGCCAGCGGCTATTCGCGCAAGTATACGCGCGTGCCAGCGGATCAGATGCTGCATCTGTTTTTGACAGAGCGCGCCCATCAAACGCGCGGTGCGCCGATGCTGGTGGCGGCGATGTCGAGCCTTAAAATCTTGCATGGATATAGAGAGGCCGAACTAGTCGCTGCCCGCGTTGCGGCGTCGAAAATGGGCTTTATCACCAGCCCAGATGGCGAGGGCTACACCGGCGACGATCAAGAGGGCCATGCACCGGTCATGTCAGCAGAGCCCGGCAGTTTCGAGCAGTTGCCCGCCGGCATGGACATCAAGCTATTCGACCCCACGCATCCGACGACCGCGTTCGCCGACTTCAACAAGGCCATTTTGCGCGGCATAGCATCCGGCCTGGGGGTCAGTTACGCGTCACTGGCCTCGGATTTGGAGAGCGTCAATTACTCCAGTATCCGGCAGGGATCGCTGGAGGAACGCGATTTTTACAAAACGCTGCAACAATTTATGATCGACCATTTCGTCGAACCGATTTTTCAAGCATGGCTGCGGCAGTCGATGACCGCCGACAGCCTGCCGCTTCCGATGTCAAAATATGACAAGTTTGCGGAAAATATCATTTATCGCCCGCGCGGTTTCCAGTGGGTTGACCCATTGAAAGAAATGAACGCGCAAATCAAAGGCGTCGAGAATGGCGTTTTATCTTTGCAGGATGTTGCCAGCCATTACGGGCGCGACATCGAGGAAGTTTTCGAAGCTCACGAACGCGAGCGAGAACTAGCCGACCGCTTCGGCATATCGCTTGCATTCCAACCGTTCGGCGCGAAACGCCCAGCCGAACCAATCGTCGAATAAAGGAAATTATTATGGACAACCAGCCTGCGGACGCCCGCGAGGCCGATACCGCTTGCGCGGATGTCGAGCCAGAGGTCAAAGCCGATGAAGAAAATACGACGCGCGATGCTGAGTTTGTTTTGGCCATTGACGGCGATGTTCACGCTGATGGCCTGGAGGATCGCAGACATTTGGATGGCTTGCGCCGCCGCGCTTACACGCTCGACCGCGAGGCTGTGGACGTGGACGCGCGCAGCGTCATCATTTCTATGTCGTCAGAGGCGCCGGTTGCTAGAGATTTTGGCACCGAGATCTTAGAACACAGCGACGCGGCCATCGACCTGGAATTTCTGGGGTCTGGCCGTGCGCCACTGCTGCTCGATCACGACATGAGGCAGCAAATCGGAGTTATCGAGGAAGTTCTTATTGACAGTGAGGCGCGGAAGACCCGCGCCAAAGTGCGCTTCGGAAGGAGTGCATTAGCTGATGAGGTCTTCAACGATGTCGTTGACGGCATCCGCGCAAATGTCAGCGTTGGCTACCGCATTGACGAAATGTCCAAATCTGAAGGCGAGGACGGGACGGTCTTCACCGCGACGCGATGGACGCCAATGGAAGCATCGATCGTTTCAATTCCAGCCGACCACACGGTCGGCGTTGGGCGATCGGCTCCCGCAATCGCAACCGTTCCACAGGAGATTAAAATGGAAACGAAAATCGAAGTCGGCGTCAATGTCGACGAGGCCCGCGCAGAGGCAGCCGCCGAAGCCCGGGCCGAATACGCCAAGTCTACCGGGGAAATCCTGGCTCTTGGTGCCAAGCACAACCGCCGCGACCTGGCGGAAGGCGCCATCGGCAAAGGCCGCACCGTCGAGCAATTCCGAGGCGAATTGTTGGATGTAATCGGGAATGCCCAACCGCTGGAAGTTGCGGAGCCTGATATTCAGGCATCGGAAAAGCGCGAGTTTTCTTTCCTCCGCGCAATTCACGCATCTGCCACTGGCGACTGGCGCTCCGCCGGTTACGAGCGGGAAATCAGCGACGAGATCGCAAAGCAGTCGGGGCGTTCGCCGAAGGGCTTTTTCGCTCCCGGTTCCGCCTGGGGCCAACGTAATCTGACCGCCGGCACCGACGCCGACGGCGGATTTCTCAAGGGCACCGATCACATGGGCAACGAGTTCATCGCTGCCCTGCGCGGTCGTTTGGTTACTGCTGGGCTGGGCATGCGGATTATGTCCGGTCTGCGCGGTGACATCGCCATCCCGAAAATCTCGGCTGGCGTTGCTGCGGCGTTCGTAGGTGAAGGCTCGGCGGTTGCGGAGGTCAATCAGACCTTTGCGTCTGTCACGCTGGCGCCAAAAACGCTTGGGGCCTTTACGGATATCTCGCGGAAGTTGATGGCTCAGTCTGACCCATCCGCCGAGGCGGTTGTCCGCGATGACCTCTTGAACGCGGTCGCGGCGAAACTGGAAGACGTCACCATCGAAGGCGGCGGTGCAAACGAGCCAACCGGCATCACTGCCACATCTGGCATTGGTTCTGTCGCAATCGGCACGAACGGCGGCGCCCCGACTTGGGCATCTGTTGTCAATCTCGTCAAAGAGGTCGAAATTGATAACGCCGCCCTAAGTCAGAATATGGCGTTTGTGACCAATCCGAAGGTCAAAGCGAAATTGTCCTCGACCGCTAAGGGTTCTGGCGACTCGGTGATGATCATGGAGTCCCCGTGGGATAGTCTTTATGGGTACGGCCTGGGCATCACCAGCCACGCTCCTTCTGACTTGACCAAGGGTTCAACGTCGGGCACATGCTCGGCCATGATCTTCGGCGATTTCTCTCAGTTGATGATGGGCTTCTGGTCTTCTCCCGATGTCCTGGTCGATCCCTACACCGGCGGTTCTGCCGGCAACACGCGTGTGATTGTGTTGCAGGATGTCGATGTGGCCGTTCGCCACGCTCAATCATTCGCGGCTGTGTTGGATTACACGACCTAAAAGTGATTGCCATTATGGGGGGAGGTTTAGTAGCCTCTCCCCAACTTTTTGAGGGTTCCCATGAAAATTAAACTAAACCGCGACGTTGCTATCGGCGGGCGGCATTACGCCGCCGGCGACACTGCCGACGTTAGCGATGCTGATGCCTTGGCGCTGATCAATATGGGCAAAGCGCAACCA